CTCTTCAACGGAAAATTTTGTCTTATCAAACCGAATTGCCTGGATTTCTGACCCAGAACCGGATTTAAAACCTATAATTGCATCGATTCCGGGGGCTAAGTTCTTGCGAATAAAGCGGTTATACTGTCCTGGATCCGTTAATCGTATGGAATGTTCGGACGGATAAGGCATTTTATCTCCGCAAAAAAATTTTTTTTACCCGCCTAGGAGGCCCTAGGATCGATAATAATGCTTCGAGGCATACCTTGCTACCTTATTATTAAAGGAATTCAGCACGAAAATTTACTTAAAATGTTTAAAATTGTACGATTACCCATAATAATAGGTATATGTACTATAAATCCGACACAAATTTGGCATTTTTAAGCACAAAACTGGTGCAAAACAAGCTCATTTCAGGCAAAACTCACCATAAATCGCGATATTTTGATTAACTATAGGAGGCACAAAGACTTATGAGACCATCACGTCGTTCCGAGAAAAAAAAGCAATGGTTGGACGCTTACGCCAACGGCCTGAACATCAGCAAAGCCTGTGCAGCGGTTGGCATCAATAGGCAAACATTTTATGTTTGGACCAAAGACGATCCTAAAAATAAAAATTTTGATCGGGACTTTACCTTGGCCGTTGGCGAGGTCGAAGACAGTTTTGTGGATATCTGCGAGGATAAGGTCAGGCAGCGCATCATGAAAGACGAGTGGGTCGCCACAAAATATTTTCTGGAAAACCGGGCACCGCACAGATGGAAGGATTCACAAGGACCCATCCCAGTAGAACTGTGCGGAGGGACAACCTTACAGGTCAAACTAACAAAGGTCATCGATGGATCGTCAGAGCCAACCGCTTGATTTAGATCTTAAGTACCTGCCGATGCAAGACCTTGTCTTCAACAAGGAAACTGCCCGCTACGTGGTCTTGGCAAAAGGTAGACGCGCTGGTGGAACCTATGGAGCTGCACTATTCTGCATAGAACAACTCTGCGAAGGCAAGAAAGGCCTTTGGGTTGACACAGTGCAGGTAAACCTGTCCCTTTATTTCGAGCGCTATTTCCTGCCCGTTTTGACCAAAATGCCAAAGATGGATAGGTTTAAACATCGGATCTGGGTGTGGCAAGATCAAAAAAAAGTTTTGAAAGTCTTTAATGGCTATTTAGATATGAGATCAGCCGAGCGACCGGAAAATCTGGAAGGTTTTGGGTATGACTTCGTCATCTGCAACGAGGCAGGCATCATCTTCCGCGATGGTAAGTCTTTGTGGTACAATACTATAGCCCCAATGACCATCGATCGTAAGGCTCGCGTCTTTTTCGTCGGCACTCCCAAAGGCAAACTTGATAAGCAAGGCAACGAGCACCTGTTTTTCGAATTCTGGAAAAGAGGACAGACAGGAGATCCGGACTGGAAGAGCTATCAATTTAACAGTTATAAAAATCCTAAACTCTCCGTGGACGCCATCAAAACGCTAGAACGAGACACGCCAGCAATCGTGCGGGCCCAGGAAATTGGGGCAGAGTTCATAGACATAACAGGAAATCAGCTTTTTCAGGACAACTGGTGGAAATATGTCGATGCGATGCCCGAGGAAATAGAAATAAAAAGAAAAATTTTATCGTGGGATACGGCCTTCAAGGAAAAATCCATTGACAACGAGGACCCGGACTTTTCCGCTTGTACCTATTGGATTCAGACCAAAGATAAATATATTTGTGCCGATTTATTTGTAGACCGATTGGATTTTCCTAAGCTGATTGCCAAGACCAAAGAGCTGTTCAACAAATATAAACCTGATGTGGTTCTTATCGAGGACAGGGCTAGCGGTCAGTCGTTAATACAAATGTTTCAACAGTCAACAATGCCTGTGGTACCGTATAAAATCGATCGCGATAAAGTGAGCAGGGCTACGGCTATTTCTCCACTGCTCGAGCAGGGCAGAGTTGCTTTGTTGACTTCTAAATGGAACAAAACACTGACAGACGAATTCTCACTGTTCCCCACGGGACAGCACGACGACGTGGTTGACTCATGCACACAATGCCTTTTGTATATGAACGGGTCAGGGACTTTTGGCGAGATAAGACCGGTCATCAGCAAATCGGTTATAACAATGGGTGACGAAATGAAATGCTTCGAACCGCATAAAATAAAAATTCAGCGTGAAAATGTTTTATCAGGATATCTGCAATAAACAGATGAAAGGATTTTATATGGGACGTTACAGAAAATTCCAGAATAACATGGTACGAACCAGCAGTTTTACCTCGCGGTCAATATCGGCTGAAATTGCCACACGCAAAACGGCGTGGAATGATTGGGGAACGACTTTTTCGTTTCTCCCGAATCCGTCCGAAACCCTGCGGGCCATAGGGAAAGATATTTCGGAATATAAATATCTGCTGGAAGACTCACATGTCAACGGCTGCCTATCCTCACGCAAGGCCGGGATACTAGGACAATCCTGGTCGCTTGACAGAAACAACTGCCTGCAACGGCAGTACGAGATTATAAAATCGATATTCGATGGATGGCCTATCATCGAAATATCGAATGAAATGCTGAACGCCTGCTTTTTTGGGTATCAGCCTGCAGAAACGCTGTGGGAAAAAGTGCTTGGTCTGGTATTACCTAAAGCCCTGGTGCCAAAAGACCCGGACTGGTTTAGATTCAGTGATACCAATGAGTTGCGTTATATGTCAAAAACAAACATGACTCAAGGCGAAGAAATACCACCATATAAATTTATTGTTGCTCGCTACCGAGCCAGTTACGAGCGCCCTTACGGCCGTCCACTGGGGAGCTGCGTGTATTGGCCGGTAAAATTCAGGCATGCCGGGATTAAATTCTGGACAATGTTTACCGAACGATTCGGAATGCCCTGGATAAAAGCCAGTTACCCTCTCGGAAGTCAACTTCCACGCGTACAGGAGATGATTGACATATTGGATAAAACAATCCAGGACGGAATCGTTGCCTATCCGACAGAATTTAATGTCGAGGCGTTGAAAATGAATGACACCGCTAGCAGCGACATATTTAAAAACTATGTCGAGGAAATGAATAAGGAAATATCGATCGGCATTCTCGGGCAAACGCTGACCACCGAAGTCGGGGAAACCGGAGGAGCCTATGCTCTCGGTAAGGTGCATGCAACCATACGTGACGATATTGTGGCCGAAGATAAAGCTATTATCGAGGGTATCTTCAATACATTAATATCTTGGATTTACGAGATCAACTGGCCAACCGCCGACATTCGTCCAAAGTTTAAGTTGATCGAGGCATCCGCACCGACCGAATCTGATGGCAAGCTGGCGGTTTATCTGAAGCAGGCAGGTGTTAAATTTACAAAAGAATATTTCCAGAAACGGTTCAATCTGGCTGACACGGAATTTGATATCAGTGCCGGTGACAATAACCCCTTGTTAAATCCCGAAAAAGATTTGGAAAATTCTGTTAATTCGTCGGTTGAAGATTTGACACACGAGACTAGAGATACAGGCAAGCCAACAGGAGGAAAATAAATGGATCCGATAGATGCCCTGAAGGAGTGGGTCATAGACCAGTATTTTAAAAAAGAAGCGTTTTATGGTTGGATGAAAGTCTTGATTCCGGTCATTATTATTTTCGTCTCAAGCTGCATAGCCTACGCTCTTGTAAATAACAGCAACGTGGCAGCGGCCCAGACCAGTATCAAGCAAACCGAACAGGCCATCGAAAAATTAAATTCCGAAATTAACAGAAAATTAGATGTGCTTATCGACAGGGCAAACCAGGCCGAGAGGGTGGAAAGGATCAAGGGGAAATGAATTTTACCTTTGATGAAATGGTTGAAGAGACTGCTATATCTTTAGACAGGACAATCATTTGTGGAGACTGCCTGGAAGTGATGCCTACACTGGAAGAGAATAGCATTGATAGCATCGTGACCGATCCGCCATATGGCCTGTCGTTCATGGGCTCTGAGTGGGACTATGGAGTTCCAGGCGTTGCCTTTTGGAAAGAAGCTTTACGTGTGGCAAAGCCTGGGGCACACCTGCTTGCGTTTGGCGGGACCCGGACACATCATCGGCTGGCCGTGGCCATCGAGGACGCTGGCTGGGAGATCAGGGACACAATCATGTGGGTCTATGGCCAAGGATTTCCTAAAAGCAGTCGAATCAATCGAGATCCAAAGTTCTGCCAATGCGACGTACCTGTGCATAATGTCTCGAACAATATCCTCGAGCAAGAGCCGGAAGACCACACTTGCATGGGGGTTGACGTAAACGATGATGACCCTCCTGTACAAGATGTTGAGCATTCGAAGAATATAATTTTAAATTCTCAGGATGGTTGTCCGAAACAGGAAGATGTATGTGATGTATGCGTTCCTCAGGCAATAAAGATCGCCCAAGAATCTTTTCCATTACAAGAATATGTTCGAGAACATACCCATTCTGCCGAGCCCGTGGATGAGATGGCATCCGAATCATCACATAGCCTTTCTCCGGTTCAATGTAACGACCACCTTTCCAGTCAGGGTTCTTGTCTCCATAAAGTAAAGGTCTCTTCTTCCAACACTCTCTTGAGCAGTAAACCCGCTGATATTTTAAAATCTTCTTGCCACAAATTGCACAATTTCCTAAATCTTTCATATAATAAATATACATCAGGTTTCCCAAGTTGTCAAATATGTGGAAAGCCTAAGGCAGATGGTTTTGGCACAAATCTGAAACCGGCCTGGGAGCCCGTCATCCTTGCCCGCAAGCCCATCGAAAAGGGCTTGACAATTGCGGAGAATGTGATCAAGTGGGGGACAGGCGGGATCAATGTGGATGGGTGCCGTGTGCCTGGACTATTAGAAGGTGATCCGAATAGGTTTGCCAAAACAGACGGCGGATGGGCCGTTGCCAAATTTGATAAGCCTCCTGTAGTACGATCTTCAGGCCGTTTTCCCGCCAACCTGATCCACGACGGAAGCGAAGAGGTGACAAGGCTGTTCCTGAAGACAGGACCAAGCAAAGTACAACCTCGTAACCAAAGAGCTAGATGTGCTAAAAGTAAAGGTGCAGAAAAAGCTCGGACAGGTATAATGGGGCACAACGATAACGGCGGGTCCGCCGCCCGCTTTTTTTATTGTGCGAAGGCGAGCAAAAAAGACCGGGACGAGGGACTGGAAGGGTTTGAAGATCATTTTTTACGAAGAAAAGTCGGACAACCTGATGGTAGAAAAGAACCTGGAAAACAAACTAATTCTTATCCAGCTAAGAACAATCATCCAACGGTCAAGCCAACATCCTTGATGGCCTATCTGTGTCGCCTTGTTACGCCTCCAGGAGGACTGGTCCTCGACCCGTTCGCGGGTTCTGGCAGCACGGGTAAGGCCTGCAAGCAGGAAGGTTTCCGATTTGTCGGAATCGAGATGAACGAAGAGTATTGCACAATAGCAAGGGCGAGGATCGAATGAACGTTTGCATTAAACTATGTTTTACGTTGCTTTTCGCAAACGGTCTCGCCCAGGCAGAGCTCTCGGATTCCGTCCGGGACTGGGCCATAAATTTCACCCTAGCCCACGAGGGCGGCTATGTACTTTACAAAGGAATAGACTACAACTATGGTTTGTCAGGTAAATATTACGGTAATGTACGGCACATCAGTCAGGACTCCGCTGTGTCAATATATAGACATATATGGCAAGAGTCTAATGCGGGTATTATAAGCGACTCATGTATGGCCTTGGTTTATTACGACACCTACGTGATGTTTACACCTACGAGCGCACGGGCCCTGCTGGATAATTGTTACGATCCGCGTACATATCTATTAAAGCGACTGACTTTGCAGATGAATAATCTGTCACAATGCCCGATCGATCAGCAAAGAAAACATTTAATAGCGTGGAATAGACGCATAGTAGATCTGTTTAAACTTTGCCAATAAATAAGGAGAAACAACCTGATGAGTTCTGCCGACATGGACGCGATC